ACAAGCGTCTCGCAGAGTCGGTTGCTAACGGAATCTTTGATGAAATTTCTGAGGGTCTCGCACATTCTCAGAAAGATAAGCTCGCTTCACTTTCCGAAAGTGTTGAGTTTGGAAGTGAGGAAGAATATCGTGAAAAACTGGAGATGTTAAGAGAATCATATTTCCCTTCAAGAAAAACTTCTCCATCAGCTAAAACTGAATCCTTGTCAGAAGGTGTTGATTCATCGCCCGAGAATATTTCAAATGCGATGGCTGGATATCTGAAGACACTTTCAAAGTTTAGCAAATAATTGAATTTAATATAATTCAAACCCAAAAACGTACACTTATTAGGTAAAAGCAAATGTTCCAATCAGAGCATCTGCAGGAAAAGTGGGCACCTCTCCTTAACTATGATGGTCTTGATCCAATCAAAGATTCGCATAAGAGAGCTGTAACCGCTGCCCTGCTCGAAAACCAAGAAAGATTTTTAAGAGAGCAACAGGATTTCACAAGATCAGGTTCATTCCTGACAGAAACTCCAACCGTAAACACTGACCCCGCTGGAACTGGCAATGCTGGTTTTAGTGCAGCTGGTAATCAGTCGGTTGCTGGTTTCGATCCCGTTCTGATCTCACTGATCAGACGTTCAATGCCTAACCTGGTCGCTTATGACCTCGCAGGTGTTCAGCCAATGACCGGTCCTACTGGACTGATCTTCGCAATGCGCTCACGCTACACCAATCAAAGTGGCAATGAGGCATTGTTTGATGAGGCAGACACCTCATTCTCGGGTGCTGATAGCCGTTTCGCTTCCTCAACTGGTATTGGTACTACCAGCGGTGGCGGACTTTCAGCAACCAATCCTTCACTCCTGAATAGCAGTGGACAAAACGCCTATACCACCGGTACAGGCATGACTACCCAGCAAGCGGAAGCTCTGGGCGCTGATGGCGGTATCGCCTTCAACGAAATGGCATTCTCGATCGAGAAGGTCACAGTTACTGCACGTTCAAGAGCACTGAAGGCCGAGTATTCACTCGAACTCGCTCAGGACCTGAAGGCAATTCATGGTCTGAACGCAGAAGCAGAACTCGCTAACATTCTGTCAAGCGAAATTCTTGCTGAAATCAACCGTGAAGTTATCCGTACCATTTACAAGGCTGCTGAAGCTGGCTCACAAACCAACGTAGCAACCCAAGGTACTTTTGACCTCGACGTTGACTCCAACGGTCGTTGGTCAGTTGAGAAGTTCAAGGGTCTCCTCTTCAACATCGAGCGCGACGCTAACGCAATTGCACAGCGCACTCGTAGAGGAAAGGGCAACGTAATCATGTGCTCTGCTGACGTTGCTTCGGCACTGTCAATGGCAGGTGTACTTGACTACACCCCTGCTCTGAACGCTAACCTGAATGTCGATGACACCGGCAACACCTTCGCAGGTGTTCTGATGGGCAAGTGGAGAGTATATATCGATCCATATTCGGCAAACGTTTCTGACAACCAGTATTACGTTGTCGGTTATAAGGGTTCTTCACCTTATGACGCAGGTCTGTTCTATTGCCCATACGTTCCTCTCCAGATGGTTCGTTCAGTTGGCGAGAACACCTTCCAGCCTAAGATCGGCTTTAAGACCCGTTATGGAATGATCCATAACCCATATGCTAACTCTGGTGCCGCTCAGGCAGCAGTTAATGGCGGTCTGGTCGATGACAACGGCATCCAACTGGGTGTTAACCGCTACTACAGAAGAGTTCTTGTTAAGAACCTCATGTGATATAAAATCACACTGTTTCTTAGAGGGTCTTCGGACCCTCTTTTTTTATCTAAATATTTAAAAAAATGGCAAATATAACTAATGCTTTGAATAGTCAGATTGGAAATAGAAACTTTCTGTCTACCGGAGGATTTAAATTTGTTCTTAATAGAATTCCAAAAGTAACATTCTTTTCAAATGAAGCAGGAATACCAGCACTTAATCTTGGTGTAGCAAATCAACCAACATACTTAAAGGATGTTGATATTCCCGGAGATAAAATAGAATTTGAAGATTTTAGATTGAGATTTTTGGTAGATGAAAATCTTGAGAATTATATGCAGATTCAAAAATGGATTCGAGGACTTGGATATCCAGAATCTTTAAAGGAAATATTTGACTTACAAAATGAACCACCAACAATAGATAATAGATTTTCAAAACTACAAAACATATATTCTGATGGAACTCTTGTAGTTTTGAACAGCAATTATAATCCACAATTTAAAGTTGTTTTTGAAGATATGTTTCCATACTCTTTAAGTTCCCTGGATTTTAATGCTCAAGAAACAGACACAGAATACTTTACAGCAGAAGTATCTTTCAAGTATACTATCTACTATATAACTGACATGAAAGGAAATCGTTTATGAGTCTTAATTTGGAATCTTTGCAGGAAATGTGGGAAAAGGACTCTAAAATAGATATCGATAATTTACATTTAGAGTCTTTAAAAATTCCCATTCTTCATGCAAAATATCATGATCTCTATAACAAAACATTTCTTCTTAGAAAAAAATCAGAGCAAGAAAGAAAAGAAAAAAATTTAGAAAGATACAAATATTATACTGGAAAGTCTCCAGCAGAGGTTTATGTAGAGGAACCTTTTGGATATAAATTAAGGGATAAAGAAACTATCCAAAAATATATTGAAGGTGATACTTCTATTTCAGATATTACGATGAAAATAGAATACTACAACGTAATACTTCAATATCTTGAAGGTATTATAAAAATGATTGAAAATAGAAGTTACCAGATAAAAAACTCTTTGGAATACATGAGATTCCAGTCTGGGATTGGGTGATATATAGTGTAGCAGCATGAGCAAATGTGACTGACATTAAAATTTATAAAAAAAATGAGGTTTACATCAAGCTAGAATGTGAACCTCATATTTTGTATGAACTCCAAGAATACTTTACATTTGAAGTTCCAAATGCCAAGTTTATGCCACAAAGAAGGCATAAGAATTGGGATGGAACTATTAGACTTTTGTCTGTACACACAGGAGAAATTTATGTTGGTCTCCTAGATAAGGTTATTGATAAAATTAAACTTCATAACTATACATACGAATTTGTAAACAATAAGTATTATGGTCTTCCCTTTGAAGTGAATGAAAATATATCATTGGAAGGTGTCAAAGACTATATGAACTCAATTTGTTCATTTTCCCCAAGAAGTTATCAAATAGAGTGTGTTTATGATGCGCTAAGGTATAATAGAAAATTACTTATCAGTCCAACTGCTTCTGGCAAGTCTTTGATGATATATTCTATTGTAAGATATTTTGAGGCAAAAGGAAAGAGAACTTTAATTGTGGTTCCAACAACAAGTCTTGTTGAGCAAATGGTCAATGACTTTAATGACTATGGGTGGGACGCAGATAATCACTGTTATAAAATCTATGCTGGAAGAGAAAAGCAAAATGATTATCCAGTAACAGTGACAACATGGCAGTCAATTTACAAACTGGAAAGATCTTTTTTCGAAAACTACGACGTAGTAATTGGAGACGAGGCTCACCTTTTTAAAAGTAAGTCTCTTATTAATATTATGTCAAAGCTTCATAATACAAAATATAGGTTTGGTTTTACTGGAACACTTGACGGAACACAAACTCACAAGTGGGTTTTAGAAGGACTCTTTGGACCTTCATATAAAGTGACCAGAACTTCTGAACTCATGGAAAAGGGTATCATTTCTACTCTTGATATATTTTGTCTCCTATTAAAGCATGAAAGTAGAAAATTTGAAACCTATGAAGATGAAGTCCAATACCTCATTGGAAATGATAAAAGAAATAACTTCATTAAAAATCTTTCTTTGGACTTAAAAGGAAATACTCTAGTTTTATTTTCAAGAGTTGAATCTCATGGGAAGATACTCTTTGATATGATAAATAATAGTGCCAAGAGCAGAAAAGTTTTCTTTATTCATGGTGGAGTAAATGTTGATGAGAGAGAAAGAGTAAGAGAAATAACTGAAAGAGAAAATAATGCTATTATTGTAGCATCATATGGAACTATGAGTACAGGTGTAAATATAAAAAATCTACATAATGTTATCTTTTCTTCTCCAAGTAAATCAAGAATTAGAAATTTACAAAGTATCGGAAGAGTACTGAGGAAATCAAAAAATAAGAATAAAGCAGTCTTATATGATCTTTCCGATGATATGACATTTAAATCACTTAAAAACTATACACTTAATCATTTTATAGAAAGAATTAAAACTTATAATGAGGAAAACTTTAATTATGAAATAATACCAATCAATTTAAAGTAAGAATGCTAGAAGAAGAGTTTTATGCATCAATAAAGTTTAAAAATGGAGAAGAAGTCTTTTCAAAGGTATCTGTTTGTGATGAAGATAATCTTTTCTTATTATTGCTTCATCCACTAACAATTATTGAAGTTAAGGAAAGAAATAATTCGATAGGATTTAAAGTAGAACCTTGGTTAAAGACTTCTAGTGATGATACATTTATTGTTTATCTAAACGACATAATGACTATATCAGAATCTGATAACTCAGATATGATAATGGCTTACAAGTCTTATGTCAGACAAGTAACTAAAAACAAGAATGTTAATTCAAGGATAAATCGTAAAATGGGATATATTGGATCTATCAGTGAAGCTAAAGAGATGTTAGAAAAGATCTTTAAGAGTACTTAAAAGCTTTAAAGCTAAAGTTCCCTTCAACCCTGACAAAGATATTCTACTGGTAATTTGAATACTTGTCAACTTGCCAAATATTAAATAAGGTGGTATTATGTTTATACGATGATAGATAGATAAATGATTACCACGCACGTAATGACAAAAAGAAAAAGGTCAATTCACTATGTGAATAATAAAGAGTTTCTTTCTGCTTTGATCGACTACCGTAATGATGTTGAGGTGAGTTATATAAAAAAGTATGGAAGAGAGCCCACTAAAGATGATAGAGGAACTAGATGGGATACTAAACCACCAATTCCAAATTACATTGGAGATTGCTTTTTAAAGATCGCAACTCACCTATCATTCAAACCAAACTTTGTGAACTACATGTTTAAGGATGATATGATTTGTGACGGTATTGAGAATTGTGTTCAGTATATTCATAACTTT